ACCCCCGCCCCGGGTTCAGAGGAGTCATACGGACGAAACAATGACCGTTAGATGGAATAGACACGTGGATGGATGAGATTAAATGTTAAATGAAAGAAGAAACTAATAAGCGTGCGGAGTACGCGTGAGACATAATGGTCCCCACTAGTATGCCTTTACTTTACTTTAAGTAAAGGTTGGATACAGCTGTAACGCGTCTTCTTTTGCACGCCACTAATTCTCTTTCCTTCGAGGCGAAGGAAAGCATCTCTCTGCCTATATAAGCATCGTCTTCGTCGATGTGAATTCATTTCACAATTGAGAATTGTTATTTCTTGTTCAAATGGTTTCTGAGAGTATTCAAATGTTATCTCGTTCAGAGATAGCTAAATTAAAAGAAGAACAAGATGTGTTCTGGGATTCATATCATTCATATCTTCGTTCCAATGAAGATATGCTTGGTCAGTTCTGCAGACGCCATGGAAGAAGGCTCAAAGCGTATCCCAAGATACCCAGTTATGCCCCAGCAAGGTGGGTTCTTAAATACAAGACTGTGTATGATGTTAGAGTAGAAGATTGTAAATCTTGTTTATCTGAGCAAGAGCGTAGATTAGTTAGTAATGGTAGCGTTAGAGAAGGATTAAGTGATTTATATGATTATGGTAATTATAGGTATCAGGTGTATTATTCAGCTCCCAGCTGTAATAAAACATAATTGTAATGATTTATCATTGTATAATATTATTATTATGAATCGTTGTTTTATTTTTTTGTTATTTGTAACCAATGGTTACAATAGTCAATAAGTGATGAATAAATGTTAATGATGAAGACACAAGATGTTCAGTATTTATTACAACTCTCTCTATCTATCGCTCACACTCCAGAATATAATTTATGAATAATACTCCGCGAAGCGGCATGAAGAAAATAATTATGATAAATGAAGAGTTAGGCTTTGTATAAATAATATCAAGTGACGTCACTTGATCCCGTGCTGAGCTGGGGCGGGGCTTAGTATT